GATGAGGCGTAATTCCTCATGTGTTAGTGGTTGCTTGTCCATCCGCTTTTGATTGATGCGGTTCGTAAGGCTTGCCATCAAGCCCCATGTTCTGTTGTCGGTAAAGTTTGGCATTGTAGTTCTCCTGATTGTGGGGCTGACACCATGCCAGCCCCTGTGTTGTTATTCGTCTTCTAGGATGTATTCATCTAGCCCCTCAAACGAGGTCGTTAGTGTCAGGCTCTTTACTTGAGCAAGAGCTTGATTAGCTAGTGCAGACCCAGCGGCCATTTCCTTGTGATGGGCTTTCAATATTCCTATTAGGAACTTGATCTCGCCAACAATTACTTTCCGGTCAGCGGCCATATCTTTTGTGGTCGATCTGATCTCGGTTAGCGACACTCTGGCAGGAATGTCGTAGTCTGTGGGTGATTTCTTCATTGTAGTTCTCCTGTGTGACCTAGCGTCACGTCAAACCTCCCATGTGAGAGGCTTGTCAGTAAGGCTAGTTGACCTCGGCGTTGCCGCCGAGGTCGTTAGTGTTAGTCTTTGATGACAGGCAGAGTGCCACCGACATAGACTATCAGGGCTTTGATCATGCCCTGCAGCCCCTCAATATCGTTGCCGTCTGGCAAGTTAATGTCTTCATCTTTGTAGGTCCTCTTAAAGAACTTAGCGTTCTCTTCTGCCACCGCTGTGACCAGAGTACGGTTGCCCGATCCGCCCGCCGCGATGCGGGCTGCCTTGATCTTTCTGGCCTCGATACCCTTCTGGATATCTTTAAGGACTGTGTTGAGCTGTCCATCATAGTAACGGTAATCTTTGGCTACACCCTTCTCAGTATGGGTATTGCCATCGGTGTCAGCCGCGACACGTCCCGCCGCCTTAGTGCCGCCCATCGCATACAGCGCCTGCGCCTCGTCACTGAGACGCTTCACAAGTGTCTGTTTTTTCAACAGATCGACCTGTGCCTGCGAGAGGCTACGCTTAACGTTGTTCTTAGCGTAGTTCGCCGTGTTGATACCGTGCTTGATGCACCAAGTAATCAGTTCGCCGCGACCTTCGCCGCTTGCACGATCCGCCTTGGCATCTAAGAGACCAAGTGCTGAAAGCTCAGTGAACTGAGTTGAAGTTATGGCGTTCAAAGCCGCCACGCTTGTAGTGGATTTACCCATTGGGAAAACCTCCTGTATTCAAAAGACACGATCCAAATTCCGTTTCATCGCCTTTCGATGTAATAGTTATGGCATGAAACGAAACGCTTGTCACTGGCTGACAGGTTACGGCCTCAAATGGTATTGAATACAGTCTAAACGCCCTACATACCGTAAAAACTGGTATAGCCAGACCCCACCTACCCCCAACCCCCCTATATTGGCGACTGTGCGCGCATAACTATATAATACTAATTTAGACAAACTTTTTACGTTTCCACACGTTTCGACGCTAGGCACGGGTATCAAAAAGCTAGGCACGGGTATCACCACCCCCCTACCTAAAAAACCCCCCTACCCAAAAATATTATTATAGTGTAAAAAAATTTTATACGTGTTGGAGGACACCGCTATGGACCCAGACAAGATCATAGACTTCCCCGTGCTGTCTGAACTGGATCGGCAGTTTCTTGAGTTAGAGAAACAGCAAGAGCTAATACGTGAGCAGACAAAGCGCATAGAAGATGATAAGCTGGCTAAGTTTATAGAGGATATGTACAAGTGACCATAACTGTAGAACCGGAGGTAGGTATCCCTCTGCCCGATTCAGCAACAAAGATTAAGTTGGCCGATAGAATATCTGCTGCTGCAGAAACATCCAAGCTGCTTGCATCGCATGGGCTAGATATACAGGTCACGGCAGAGGACAAAGACAACGCTGCCAAGATAGCCACCGCGTTTGCTGCGGACCCTATAATGACTACGAAGAAGGCCACGCCGAAGAGAACGGCGGCGCTGACGCCTGCTACGTTGCTTTTAACTGATCGAATCCTTAAAGATTTTGGTCATTCAGTCGTTAAGAGTAGTACCCAGATAAGACACCTAGTCACAAACAAGCTAATCGAAGAGACCGAGAACCCAGACGCACGGATACGTATACGCGCACTAGAACTATTAGGTAAGGTCTCAGACGTGGGGCTGTTTGCCGAGAAAGCCGAAGTAACTGTCACTCACCAGACTACAGATGATATCAGAGATAGACTGCGGGATAAGTTAACTAAACTCGTAGATGTTACGCCAGATGATGTAGAAGATGCCGAGATCATAGACGCCACACCTGTCGATAATACGCCCATAGACATAGACGCCGAGCTAGGGTTAGACGATGAAGGATAATGTGGGCTTCTCCGAGGATGAAGTTCAGCACATGCTGGACAATTTGGACAGCTTCTCAGACGAAGAAATAGCCGAGATAGACAAGCTAGTAGAAGAGTTAGGTATACGTAAGCGCAACAAGACCGCCTACGATGACCTGATAGAGTTCTGTAAACGGATGCAGGATGATTACATAGTAGGGCGTCACCACCGTATTCTTGCTGACCTGCTGATGGCTATTGAGGCAGGTGACGAGGATCGTATCTGCGTCAACATACCCCCACGTCACGGCAAGTCTCAGCTAGTATCTATATTTTTCCCTGCGTGGTTCTTAGGACGTAATCCTAATAAGAAGGTTATGATGGTGTCACACACCACTGACCTAGCTGTGGACTTCGGACGTAAGGTACGTAACCTTATCTCCTTAGATGACTACAAAGCTATATTCCCTACAGTTAAGTTGGCGGTGGATAGTAAGTCTGCGGGGCGTTGGAATACGAATTTTGGTGGTGAGTATTATGCGTGTGGCGTTGGTTCTGCTCTTGCTGGTCGGGGCGCTGACCTCCTGCTCATTGACGATCCCCACTCAGAACAAGATGTTATCAACGGCAACTTCTCTGTGTTTGAGAGAGCATACGAGTGGTATACCTTTGGTGCGCGTACTCGTCTTATGCCGGGTGGTCGAGTAGCTATCATACAGACGCGCTGGCACATGGATGACCTGACAGGTCGTGTGACTGCTGATATGGTCAAGAACGAGAAGTCAGATCAGTTTGAGATTATAGAGTTCCCCGCCATCCTAGACTCTGAAGATAAGGACGGTAAGCCCATACAGAAACCGCTGTGGCCTGAGTTCTTTGACTTAGAGGCGCTGCTACGCACGAAGTCATCTATGCCCACGTTTCAGTGGAACGCACAGTATCAGCAGCAACCCACCGCAGAAGAAGCGTCTATCGTCAAACGTGAGTGGTGGCGCATATGGGCAGACGATGATCCGCCTGACTGTGAGTACATCATAATGTCGCTCGATGCCGCAGCCGAGAAGCACAACCGCGCTGACTATACATCGCTTACAACATGGGGTGTGTTCTTCAACGAAGAAGAGGAGATGCACAACCTCATCCTGTTAAACGCTATAAAAGAGCGTATGGAGTTCCCAGAGCTAAAAGAGTTGGCGGTACAAGAATACCACGATTGGGAACCTGATGCGTTCATCGTGGAGAAGAAGTCATCGGGGTCAGCCCTGTATCAAGAGATGAGACGTATGGACTTGCCTGTGCAGGAGTACACACCTCACCGTGGGTCGGGCGATAAGATGGCACGTCTTAACTCTGTGGCTGACATAATACGGTCAGAGCTGTGTTGGGTTCCCGCTAAACGATGGGCAGAAGAGTTAGTAGAAGAAATAGCTGGGTTTCCGTTTATGTCTAATGATGACCAAGTTGACTCTACAGTTATGGCCCTGTTGCGTTTTAGACAGGGTGGGTTCATACGACTACCTACTGATGTGTGGGATGACGAGCCTGATATACCTCAAAGAGCGGACTATTATTAACGTGCTAGCTTTATCATGTAGGTTTTGGTATCACGCCTATAGGACGCTGGCCGCGTCCCGTGGGGGTGTTCTGGGTTTCCTCCCAACCTATAGGGCACCCTCACATCGACAAAGACATATTTATTTGTTAGAATTACAAAAGAAACACCGTAGCGAGGCCCGACATGGCGATTGAAAAGATGATGACTCCCAATGAGGTTGAGTTATTAGGCGAAGGTCCAGACTTGGAAGTAGAAGTTATGGCCGACGCTGATAGCGCAGTTGAAGTCGAGATGGATGATGGGTCTGTAGTCATAAACTTTGGAAGTCCCGGACTTGATGATGATCTTGATGCAGCTATGGCAGATCACAATGCGAACCTAGCCGAGGGTATTGAGGACGCGATGTTGGAGAGCATGGCGTCTGAGTTAGTTGAAGACTTCGATAATGACCGTGCATCACGCAAAGAATGGGCTACATCATACATAAACGGCTTAGATTTGTTAGGTATGAAGATTGAGGACCGTTCACAGCCTTGGCAGGGGGCTTCTGGGGTGTACCATCCTATGCTCACCGAGGCTGTAGTACGGTTCCAAGCGCAGGCTATGAGTGAACTTATGCCTGCATCTGGCCCTGTTAAGTCAAAAATCGTCGGTAAGATGACACCTGAGAAATTTAAACAATCTCAACGTGTAGAAACAGAACTTAACTATCTTATAACGGAAGAAATGCCCGACTATCGGAACGAAATGGAGCAGATGCTGTTCAAACTTCCGTTAGCTGGCTCTGCATTTAAGAAAATCTACTACGATCCGATCTTAGAGCGTCCTGTATCTGTATTTGTACCTGCCGAAGACTTTGTAGCGTCCTATGGCGCGTCTAATTTGCGTACTTGCCCTCGCTACACACACGTTATGAAGAAAACTTACGAAGAAATTCGTGCGTTGCAGGTAAATGGGTTCTACGCAGACGTGGAACTACCGGAACCAACGCGTGATATTACGGATATCGAAGAAAAATATAACGAAATGGACGGGACAGAGCCTGTTTACAGCGATGACCCACGCCACACGTTGTTAGAAATGCACGTAGATATCATACTACCCGAGCCATTTGATGATCCTGACGGTCTGGCGCTCCCATTTGTAATTACTATGGACAAATCTTCGCGTATAATTCTAGCAATACGCAGAAATTGGTACGAAGAAGATAAAAAAAGGCGAAAACGCAGTCATTTTGTACATTACCCGTACCTGCCCGGGATGGGTTTTTACGGTACAGGCTTGATTCACACCATAGGTGGGCTGGCAAAGTCCGCTACGTCCATTATGCGGCAGCTTATCGACGCTGGGACACTATCTAACCTACCAGCAGGGTTAAAATCCCGTGGTATGCGGATAAAAGGGGACAATACACCTCTGATGCCCGGAGAATTTAGGGATGTTGACGTTCCGGGTGGAGCGATCAAGGATTCTATTACCTTCCTACCGTATAAAGAGCCATCACAGGTGCTGTATACCCTCCTAAACAACGTGGTTGAGGAAGGACGGCGCATTGGCTCTGTAGGGGACATGCAGGTAGGGGATATGAACGCACAGGCTCCTGTAGGCACTACACTGGCGCTTATGGAACGGTCTATGAAGGTTATGTCAGGCGTACAAGCGCGCCTACATGCAGCTATGAAGGAAGAACTACGCATCCTAGCGCGTATCGTGCATGACTACATGCCGTCTGAGTACGCGTATGAGATGGACGAACCTGCGGACCGTGCAGCAGACTTTGACGGACGTGTAGACGTAGTACCCGTGTCTGATCCCAACGCCGCTACTATGGCGCAGCGTATAATGCAGTACCAAGCAGCCTTACAAATGTCGCAGCAGGCACCACAGTTGTATGATCTAGGTAAACTACACCGTCAAATGCTTGAGGTTCTGGGTATTCCAGACGCAGAAGACATTATAAAACTGCCTGATGATATCAAACCTGCTGATCCTGTGTCTGAGAATATGTCGATAATGAAGCAAGAGCCTGTAAAAGCGTTCTCGTATCAGGACCACGAAGCACATATTATGACTCACATGGCGGCACTACAAGACCCCAAGATACAGCAGATTGTGGGTCAGTCGCCGTTTGCAGGGGCCATACAAGCCGCTATGCAGTCTCACGTCACAGAACACATAGCATTACAGTATCGCAAAGAGATCGAAGCACAGCTAGGCACAGAGCTACCTAATCAGGATGAGCCACTACCCGAGTCTGTAGAGCTTGAATTGTCTAAGGTGGTCGCACAGGCGGCAGGACAGCTACTCAAGAAAGATCAGGCCGAGGTAGCCGCTGAAGAGAACGCCAAACAACAGGCAGACCCCCTGACGCAGCTACAGCAGCGCGAGATGGCTATTAAAGAGCAGGAACTGCAGCACAAGATGCAGATGGATCAGGCCAAGCTACAGCTTGATATGGAGAATAAACGGGCGAATGTCGGTCTCCAAGAGGGGCGTATGGAAGCTGACAATGCTAAAGCAGCGGCTGATATACAATTAAAAGTAGCTGAGTTGCAGACAAAAGAAGATACTGAAGCTATTAAACTAGCTATGGAAGCAGCTAGAGATATAAACGATAGGGACTAATACGTGGAGCAGAGCATATTCCTAACGGTGCTGAACCGTGTAGAGGAACAACGTAGCGCAATACGTCACCATCTAGCAGGTGGTGGCGCTACAAATGACAGGGAATACTGGA